ACTTTGTTCTTCACAGTTGGATTCGATTGTAACTTGCGCCACTGCATAGCATCATGTAGCACTTTGACGTGACGAGGGTCATATACTTGACTTAACTCATCCTCAGTAAATCCATATTCCTTGCCTACGGAGATAATTGCTTGGCTAGTCTCTCGACTCCAATTAGGTATCTCTTTAGCTAATACTTCTTTACCTTTCTCAATGCGCTGAGCAAGCTCTTGTTGTTTAGCTTGCATCATGGCTGTCTGCTTGGCTTCAAGGTCTTGGGCTATAGCGCCACGTTGCTGTTGAAGCTGATTGTATGTAAAGAACAGCTTTTGGGCTTCCACAAAGTCATTATCTGACAACTCTTGCCAATTAACCTTAGCATATGCCTCCAACTGTTGGTCTATGGCTGTGAGCTTAGCAACATCACCAATTAACGCACTTTGCAACTCCGCTTGTTGTTGTAACAGTTGAGCTTGGGCTTGGAGTGCCTGCTCTTGTGCTTCCAACGCCTTACGTTGTTCTGCAACTTGCTGCGTCTTTTGTGTGTAGTCTGCACCTTGCTGTGCAAGGGCAATTACTTCCTCAAGAGGTTTCTCGATTTCCTCACCGTTTACCTTTAGCTTCAAGCTCTTAATTGGTTGTTCCTCTGCGGAAGCCTCTTCTTCGCCTTCTTCTTCAGGTTCTTCGACTTGTTCTTCTTCTGCTACTTCTTCCTCTACCTGTTCATCAGGATTGGTTTCGATAGCCTCTACCTCTGGTTGCTCTTCTGCGTCAAGATTTAATGGCGCATCATCTTCTGCATCAACGAACGCCATTAAACGACTTTCGATTGACTGCGCTGGGGCTTGGTCACTCATTGTGTTACTCCTATAATCGAGCAATAAACACCACTAGGGTGTACTCAGGCTTGCTCTTACCTGAATCCTTTATTTACCGTAATTAAATGTATTGTAGAAAGGGGACAGTCCTTGAGATTGCATTAAATCTCTGTATTCCTGTGCTTTCTTATACATTTCGTTTGTTACAATTCCTCTGCGTACATTTTCACGCTCTACTTCAGTTAGAGTAGGCACTACTGATGGGAAGCTACCTTTAGCATCATCCCATGAGAACTCTGTAACCTTGCTTCCTTTTAACTTTCCAGCGCCTTCTAGCAGCCCTAGCCAACCCACAGATTTAGGTAACATCTCGCCACCATATCCATCTTTAGTGGGATATGCTCTTAGTCCATAAGGATTTGGATAGTCCATGTATAGCAATCCGCCTGACTGCGGCTGTCCTTGAATGCCATATATCAAGTCAAGCAATCCCATACTACCTCCTTATAAATTTCGCTGCTTTTTGCAGTACAGTTTCTTGTTGCATGGCTGCCAACTTACCTGTCGTCATCACTTCTTGCAGTTGTTTCTCAATTTGATTTAGCGTTTGAAGCGCAATAACTAGCTTATTATGCGTTTTCTCATCACCTAAAGGGCTAGATGCCATGTTAGCGATAATACCCGCTCTAACCTTCTCTATAGCTTCCTTATAAGCAGGACTCTCTAAAACCTTTGCAGCTTCTTCACCACGCAATACTTCAGTTAGTTGTTTATCCAATTAAATATATCCTAATGCCTTGTTAATCCAACGACCCTTGGCAGTTAATCCACTTACCTTCTCTGTATATTGGGTCTTGTAATCAATGATGTTTGATTCAATAGCACCTGCACCGCCTAAGCGTGATACTGTATTAGCTGGTTGTGTAGATGCTACGCCTGTTTGTACTGCGCCTGCCTCTGCTAATCTATCCGCCATACATACCTCCGAATTGGTTTACCTGTGCTATTTGTTTCTCAGCATCCATCTGAGCTTTAATCTGAGCGATAGCTAAGTCTGTTTCAGCCTTTAACTGTGCTTTGAAGCGCTCTAACTCCATCTGAGCTGCAATCTTCTCACGCTCGATAATGATGTCATTCTCACTGCGTACACGCTCTTGCTCTAACTGTGCTTGCGCTTTAGCTTGCTCGATAGCTAACTGACCTTCTAACACTTGCTGTGCAGGGTCAGGTTGTGGCTCTTGCTGAGGCATTGGATTCTCCATAGGATTAGTCCAGAACTCTTCAGGATTCTTGAAGCCTGCGTTCATAGTCAACTTAGCTAACGCATTGTATATCTTAGATGGGTCAGTCAATCCTACTTGGATTGCTTCCTTCTGCATCTGTAAGATATTATTCAAGTGCATCATCTGTTGGTCTTTGTTGCCTGCGCCTAAGCCTACAGCGATAGATAAGTCATTACGAGCTTTCCATTCTCTTGGGTCAACTTCTACCCACTTGTTACGCAAGCGCACCATGTCAGGTTTATTTTGATTGGTGCGTACTAAACGATGCACCAACCAGAATAAGTCTTTAACGCCTGTTTCTGCAAATGTACGAGCTACTAAAGCTAAACGCTCTTGTGTAGCATTCTGTATCAAGTTCATGCCTGTAGCAGTCTTGTTCAAGCTATTAGCATCTAATCCTTGATTGTATGCAGTAACGCCTGTGCGTTTCTCCTTCATGCTATCCATGTACTCAACCATCGTAAATGAGGTTGGTGGGAAAGCAGGATGGCTCAATGGGAATATCGCTGAGCCTGGGTCACCTTCTACACGCACAATGCCGCCTGGGCGTGATGTCAACATATCGTCTAGGTTTACTCTGTCGGAGATAGCATAGCGACCATTGTTAGACAAATACATATTGTCTAGCTGACCACGAATCAGTGTTGACTTAATCAACTGGATGTCCATAGTCAAGTCAGCGTATGAACGACCAATATGACGATGAGGCATAATCATTGGTGTGATACAAGCGAATGGGATTACATCAGCCTTCTCACGATAGATAATCTCATTGCCTACTACAACATAGCGCATTAACTCATCATCAATCTTGATGTATGTGTCACGCACTAGGATGTCGTTAATAGATGTTCTGTCGTACTCTTCATCATAGATATCACGAGCAATCGCTTCCTCTTGGAAGTTCTCGTTAATCTCAGCATTGATTTGGTCTAGCTTCTTAAGCGGATAGTTGAACATCTCAGCTACCTCAGCACGTTTCATAGACTCACGGTGCTGTACGAAGTTAGCATCCTGTAATGATGGGCCAGATACATCAATGTCAACCATCATGTTCTCAGGAGCTACGTTCTTGACGTATATCTCAATCTCTTTCTTGGTGATGCGTATCTTCAAGTCATGCAACATAGGCATCATTACTTCACCCATCATGTCTGGCATCATAGGAGATACCACAGTTGGGTCAGGATACGCAGTGTGTTCCAACACCTCTACATTATCATCTTGCACTAGCAACGCCATTTGAGCGTCAGTTAATCCTTTATATTCTTCTTCTTCTGTTTCTACTTCTTCTTCTGCGTAAACTTTGACGTAGCCGTTCTTTGACAGCAATGCGTCTTTAAACCACACATAGAATACTTTGAAGCCTTCGTTGCGCTCCATCACAATGTGGTTCACATAATCTGTTTCTTGCTCTGCTGCCTCTTGGTCTTCAGGACTCTTAGGGTCAAAGCTAACTACTGTGTCGCCTGATACGAATATCTTTAGCAACTGTGGCAATGCAGCCTCAATGGTGTCTTGCACATCATAAGATACAACTTGTGAGCGACCTTCTATCTCGTTACCAAATGGCTCGCCTAAGTAGTAATTGATGGCTTGCGCTCTGTCATCAGCTAATGCAGAGTCGTTGATACCATACGAGATGTTCTCGTTCTGCACGATGAGTGCAAGTATTTCTCCGTCTGACTTTTTCATACGATTCCTATGTTCGAATATTCAATTTTCTTATTAGCCCAGCTCTCGTTCTTCATGCCATCTAATGAGATAGCCATATATCTGAAAGCATCAGCACCATGCGAGTATTCATCATGCAATGGCGCACCAGGCTCATTAGTAGCACTGTTGATAGTTCTTCTGTAGTTCTTTAAGCACTCTAACAATCGAGTAACTGATTTATCGAAATAGACTCGATGAAAGTTCATTCTAGCGATACGAATCCCATGTTCAATATCTGACTTTGGAACTATTCTTACATCCCAGCCATTTCTACGCATGATTTCTTCTGCTGAAGTACCATGCTTGAAGTCTTTTGCCTGACCATCATGTGGTAAGTACATCTGACCAAAGTTATATGGAAGATTCTTTAATTGGCTTGAGTATGAGTCAAGCGTCCTATGGTCGTCTTCGATATATCCTATAATGCGAGCCTCAGATACACCTCGCTGAACAAGAATAATGGTCATTGAGTCATTCCATCCCAAGTCCATCACAATATGAACCTTCAGTGTAGGGTCATATGGGACATTGGTTACTCTGCCATTCTCTTGCGCTTCTCTAATCTCATTAGCATAGATAGCGCCATCCTTAGCTGCTTTACAGTTGCCTTCCCATATATTCTCATAGTCAGGGTTAGTAGCCTTGCTGTGTAAGCGTTCTTCTTCTAGCGTCTTAGGAAACCAAGGATTGTCAGACCAGTTAATCTTTACTACGGCTGCGTTCTCAGGTTTGTTTACAATGAAGCGCTGATATGTATCGTCTGTATCTAAGTCAGGGTTAAAGCTAACCCATATCTCTGATTGCTCTTTACGAATAGTAGGTATTAAGATATCCCAAGACTTCTTACTTACTGTCTGAGCCTCTTCTACCCAAGCTATATCACAGCCCTCAAATGACTTAATAGACTCGACTGTGTTAGTAGCCAAGCCTGTGAAACTGAATAGAGAGCCGTTCTGTCCTCTTATCTCAGCTTCTAGTATCTCGTAGAAGTGACCAAGCCCTAATGCTTGTATTTGGTCTGTCAGCAATGTATGAACAGATTGCTTAATAGACTTTTGTATCTCTCGACAGCATAGAATACGCAAAGGACGGTTAGCAGCTAGTATAAGCAATGCTCTAGCAAAGCCCCATGACTTCCCTGAACCTCGACCACCATACGCTACTTTGTAACGATGTGGCTGAAATAGGAACTCTAGCTTACTCGGAAACTGGGCTATTGGTTGCGACAAAAGCTATTCCTATACTCTTTGTGTTGCCGTCTTCATCAACAGTAGTAATCTCTTGTCTTGCTACTGCTTTACCCTCGAATCTGTCAAAGACTTCTTTAATAGCACCAAGCTCACCTTGCTCTGCTTGCACCAATAAAGCCTCTACTATAGCGTTAGCTCTCTTAGCTTCCTCTTGGATGAGTTTTCTCTTCAGAGTTTCGTTTAGTATTCTATTGATTTTACTAGAATGTTTATTGCCTTTATTGACTTCTGCGGCTTTCTCTCTAGCTAATGCTAATTGTTCGTCTTTTGTCATGATTGAGTCCTAATAGGTTGCTCAGTTAGTTAATAAACCTCTTAAAAATAACATAGGTTTAATTGCTTCTAATTGTTGCATTGTTGGAATACCGCCAGATTTGTCTTGCGATAAGATTCTAGCGAGTGTTGTAGCTTGCTGATACATTGGGTCAGCATTGCTATATGTAGTTCCTGCAAGGTTGCCTTGTTGTTCTCTCGTTAAAGATACATTAGGTACGCCCATTGCATTCATATACAGTCTTGCTGCTTCATTTACTCTTACTGCTTCTTTCTCTTTATCAGATAGCTTTGAGTAAGGATTAAGCAAAACATAATTATCTTCTGAAGCCATACCAGCGACTTGCGGATTTGACTTAAAATACACATCTTCGCCTTCGTATAGAGGGCGAGTCCTTTTGTAATATTCTAAATCTAACAGTCCTGGCATGATATTCTCATAAGTTAGTTTGTTTATCTATTCCTACTAAGGGATATATCATTCTGTGATACGTTCCCCACCATTCATTACTGTAATCTGTGTATTGATAATCTTTGAAGCATGGAGTTCCTAGTGTATAGTGAGCTAACTTAGCTTCAGGATTGTATTCGTACTCACCGACCAACCAGTTCCACTCTTTTGGTAATTCACCTATGAATCTCTCTTCGAGCCAGCTAAACCGATGGAGGTATGAGCCAGTAGATTCCATCACCATATTCGGTGTGAGCTTCTTGTTTTGCCAATGATGGCAATTAAACAAAATTACGCTAGACCAGTTCTTACAAGGATAATCCTCGTTCTTCTGCCCTAGATACTTAATTGGATGCTTTGTCTTGTAATCGTGCTTCACTACCCATACAGCTTTGTATGAGTCATCGTTCTTTGCTATTTCGTACAGTTCTTTAACATCACCTAAGCAAGTCATGTCGCCATCACAGAATAATGCAATGCCTTCATAGCCTGTTAAGTGTGGTACTAAGAATCTACTATAAATGAACTGGTTTGAGCCGTCAGTGTGTGTTTCTGTGTAATCTTTTAGAGTGTTCAGTGCTAATGGAGTAAATGATACAGGTATCGTTGCCTTCTCTAATACGGATTGGCAGAAAGTGTGATAAGCCGCAGGCTCTCTTGTATCATAACCGACAAATATGTGTAACATACTACCACTTTACCTTGTTCGCCCACCAACTTGCGCTCATTTTACCCTTTGCTATGTTCTTGGCATGACGAGCTTTGAATGCCTCGTTACGCTTGGTGTTATCAGGACTGCCTTTAACACCTTGCTGTCCGAATCTGATTGTTTTTACTTGGTCACCTTCTTTAGCAACCACTACATGAGATTTAGTTGGATGGTTAGGTGTAGCCTTGGGCTTGTTAAAGCCACTTACACCAGCTCTCGCTAATCTTGGGTCTTTCTTCATTTCTTCTTCGCTGTCTTGGCTGCTTGCTTGAATGCCTTGGCGGTAGGAGCGCCTTTAGCGCCTGGCTTACGCATCTTCTCACCAGAGCCTTCAGCGATTCTCTCACGCTTTCTCCTGATGTTCTCGTAAAGTCCAGTTTTCATTTCTTTTTAGCCTTTGGCTTTGCCATTGTCATCTTTTTACCTGACTTCATGGCATCTTTCTTAGCCATCTCCATACCTTTTTTAGTGTATGCGTACTTTTTATCTCCGACCATTGGCATGATTATTTTCCTTTTTTCTTTGATTTGCCTGCTTTACTAAGAGCGATTGCTATCGCTTGATTTTGTGGCTTACCTGCTTTCATCTCAGCACGAATGTTCTGAGAAATAACCTTTTGACTCTTGCCTTTTTTGAGTGGCATATTAGCTCCAGAAATAAAAAAAGCCACATCAAGTGGCAAATTTTAGACGCAACTTCCCCGTCATGCTCGAATTCTCTCATACTTTTGCAATTTTGTCAAGTACTATGTTCATATTAGATGCTTTTTCTCTAGTCTTGTTGCTAATTCTGCAACAGCTAACTGATAATTGTAGGCTATGCTCATCATCGTCATGTTAGTTTTGTTACCAAGATGTGTTGCATACACACTTTCTCGCATCTCTTTAGGCAAATCATCTATCACGCTATCTACAATTAAGACCTGTTGCACATCCATGTCATCAGTCAAATCCTCAAATGAGTTTACACCACCAGTTGAGAATCCTACAGACTTGTTGCTATATCCTAGCTTGTTGGAGTTTCCATGCTTCATGTAATCAGTCCATAAAGATAGATAATATTGCACACGCTGAATATCCATTACAAACTCTCCCATATACTGTTTTTAGCATCAATAGCATCATCGCTTACAAATACAACACGACAAGCGCCACCTTTTACAATATCTCTACGAACTATCGTGATAGTGTCTATTTGCTCGTCATCTAAGAATAACCCAGCAAGCATGATAGCGTCAGTAAGTTGTTTTTCATAATTGCCAATATCTCTTCGCCTTTTATCTGGTGGATACAATGTAATGAACATAGCTAATCTACCATATAACTTTTCTCCTAACTCTATAACAGCTTCTTGTACTGCCTCTCTAAATTCTTTTGTCTTCTTACTGACAAACTTACGCTTATTTGCATAATGATGGCTGTGATTGACAGA